TTCCGGACGTGGGTCGCGCACAACTTCCCCGGCACGTCGCAGTGGAACAAGCTCCACGGTGCCCAGAAGGCGGCGCAGATGAAGGACTGGGCGCACCTTTACGTCGCCGGCCATCATCATAACTGGGCGCTCCATCAGGAAGAGCACGATCACCGCAACTTCGTCTATTGGCTTGCGCGGGTTCGCGGTTACAAGTTCATGGACGATTATGCCGACAAGCTCGGCTTCGGGGAGCAGGAATACGGTTCCTCGATTGTCTGTGTCGTCGATCCATTTGCCGACAAGCTGAACGCGCTGACGTGCTTTGCGGACCCGTTTGAGGGTGCGGACTTCCTTGCGTTCAAGAAGCGGAAGGCGGCGGCATGAGCGACATCAACGAAACCCTTGCCGAACGCGGTTCACGCTACGGCTCGTTCGCGGATCAGGGCAAGATCGAGCAGAACATCAAGCGCGCCATGCACGATAGCCCGAATTGGGCGACCCTGCCGGACGACAGCAAGTCTGCGCTGGAAATGATCGCAACGAAGGTCAGCAGAATCCTCAAAGGCGATCCGGAATATGACGATAGCTGGCGCGACATAGCGGGCTATTCGACGCTGATTGTAAAGCGTCTCGAAGCGGCGGCTCGTGCTGATGAGTGGGCGGCGGCGAATATCGAGGCTCGCAAGCCATGAAACAGTCGCGCGCCGATTCCTTCATGGAGAGCCTGACAAACGTCGCGATCGGATTCGGGATCAACTTCGCGGCCAACGTCCTCATTCTACCCGCCGTGCTTGGCGTCCCGGTCCACCTTGCCGAGCTGGGGCTTATCGGACTGCTCTATACGGTCATCAGCGTTGTCAGGAGCTATGCGCTTCGCAGGGCATTCAACGGGCGGTCGGTATGGCAAGCGCTCACTGGCCGAGGCGGAATGTCATTGGACGAAATGGAACACAGAGGACTGGAGATGTTCCAGCAGGCGCGAAGAATGAGGCGGGGGAAGTAGGTTGCGGGCCGGAGTCCAACCGGCTTTAGCCCCATACGCCGAGCGAAATCAAATCCGCCCGTCGGCCTCGAACCGACCACTGCGCGTCACAGCCGCAACCAGCCCTTGCGTTATCACGGGAATCTGCTAGGGTCAAGTTTGCTGTGGCGGCGTGGATGGACACGCGCGGAGGTAGGCAGCTACCGCAGACTTAGGGGCCTCTCGACCGACTGCCGTTCGAGATTCAGGCAACGCTAGGTAGCCGGTGTCGAGTCCGGCCCGCAGCAATTCCAGGCTCACACTCAAGCGCTCGGCTTCCTCATCTCCTCAACCTCTTCATCGGTAAGATCCGATACACGGATGGAGCGTGGAGGGGTATTGGGCGATACGGCTTCGCCGCCCGCGCCCTCGTGAACCGAACCGCTCTCCGGCGTTTCGGCCCTGCGGGCTTCGGTCGCTATCGCAACCGCCTCCATGCCGTGCGAAAGAAAGGTCGCCATGCAGTGGCAGTTGCCGCCAAACTTGAAGGTGCATTCCGTAAGGTCGCACATCTCATCGCATTGAATTGCGCGCCAAAGGTCGGTGGTCGCCAGCGTAAACAGGCGCAGCTCTTTGTCATAGCAAGAGGTCGGCAACTCGCGGCCCGGATCGAAGCCCGAAGGGCCGAGACGCGAAGCGGGCTCGGTGCTTGCACGAGAGCCGGAAATGCCGCCCGAATCTTGGGCCACTTCTCCTGATACGGGGATGGCGGAGACAAGGTTTTCGCGTGCTTTCAATCTGCGTTCGGTTGCTGTTTGGATCGCCTCTGCCCTAATACCATCAGCCTCTTGGCAGCGCGTGTCGTATTCAACCGCATCTTCCAGCAGATGCACTAGCTCCACCACATCGACAGGAGCGGGTTGCACAGGCCAGTAAGTTTCGCCGGGAGCGTGGAAGCCGTCAGAGCAAGTACAAAACTCTGGCGTATCGGCGGCTCCGCAAGTCGGGCAAGTGGGAGCGGGTTGGGCGCGGGTGAGCATTTCGCCACGGCAAATGCCTTCCTCAATCGCATCAATGGCGTCCGTCTCGAATTGCGAGGCAATGAGTTCCGCCCATTCGCGGCGGGTGCTTGGCTGGCTGTCGGTCATTTGCTGTCCATCCACTCAACGAATTTTGATGCAGGCCAGTAAATCAGGAACAGCGGCAGCATCAGCAACATTTGCCAAAGCGGTCGGCGAAGCTCTTTCGATACGTCAGTCATTGCGAATTAGCTCCTTCACGCAGTCGAGACAAAACCAGCCGCGCCCCTTGACGCGCCTCCAGCCCAGCTGGCGCAGTTGTTCGTATATTTCCGCTCGCGTCCGGCCTTGCGGCCCCTCCTCGTTGCCGTGACAATCGCTCCCGCTGTCGCAGAAATATTCAAGGTAGAAGCCCATCACCCCTCTCCTCTGTGCGGGTCATTGCGCGGCACTCTCCGCATTGCTCGAAGTCGAGGACGCCGTGCTCGCAAGGCGTTGTCATGCCTCGAACCCAGCTTTCTCGCTGGGCTTGGCGGTGCGCCTTCTGTTCTTCGGGCGATAGCGCATTGAACCGCGCCATTGCTTCGTCTGCGAGGCGCTTCAGATCGCGCTCACCCTTCATTGCTCTGCTCCATTGTTGTGGTGGGCGATCTCGTGCTGGACCGTCACGCCAGCGGCCCGAGCGCGGCGCACCATATCGGCGGTCCCGCGTCCGCCTGGAAACGCCAGCACCATGTCTGGCTTGCCAACGTCGAGCATCTGTTGATTGCGGATTGCTCCGGCGGCTTTCCCGTGTCGGCTCCAGTCGGCGTCGAATTTCATGTTGTGGACGCCGTTCCGTCGCGCCCAATAGCCGGCGATCCGGTCAGCTCCGCGCGCGTTGCCCTCGATAAGCAGCCCGATTCCGTGCGCGCGATGCAGTTGGTCAAGCACCTTGTAGGCGTGTGCCGTATCGCTGAAATCGCGCCCGCCGCAAACTAGAAGGCGCATGGCTTCATCTCAGACACTATCGTTCATCCTTTTGGGGGAGTGGAACAAGGTTCGGGCGCATCGCTTCGCGACCCGGCTCTCATGCTTCGCACGGCACCCAGTTTCACGGTTGCCGCCCTCCGGGTTTCGATCCGTTGCGCGGTCATGCGACGAACTTAGGCGCGCCCTCTTTCGCGACCCACGAAATACCAACCCACCCGCGCTCGGGCCGATGTGTGGCTCCGTTTGCATCGATCACGCGATGCGACGTTCCGCGCTCGTCCTCGATGATGTGAAGCGTTGCGGGACTAGCAATCGTGAATGTTAAACCGTTGCCGTAGGTATAGGTGCGGCTTTCTTCGCTGGTGATGTCGAGTTCGTTGCTCATTTGCTTTTCCTTCCTTCCAAAAATCGTTCTATCCGCGCCCACGTTTTAAGCGCAGGGGCATCCTCGTCCTCGTAGGATTCAATATCCGCCGTGTGGGCCAGCATCATTTCTTTTAAGAGGGCGCGGGCGCGAGACAGCTCCCGCCGCGCCTTGTCGCGTTGACGATGCGCCTCCGCGATCTTGATCGCCGCAGCATCCATGACTTCTTCAGCCTTCATCATGCTGACCTCCTATTTCTAGGATGCCATGCGTTTGGCAGGTTGTTGAAGTCTGATGTGCGTATTTTCCGAGAGGCTCGGCTGGTTCCATTTGAACCACCCTGCCTTGTGCTAAGAGGGACACCTTAGCATAACGCTCTTTGAAATTGTCGAAAAAACGGCGGATTTGCGCGGGGCGCTCGCGTTTACACCGAGGAGGCCACAGGTTCGAGTCCTGTACCGCCCACCGCAGTTTTCCGCCGATTTCTCCACAGCGTCCGAAAGGTGCTGCCGGTACGCATGAACCACTTACCAGTCCAAAGCGGCCATAGCATCGTCCATGAACCGGGGCGAATAGCGGGCGTAGGTGTGTTCCGTCACCCGCGTTGAGGTATGGCCGAGCACTTGGCTGATCTTCTGCATCGGCACATCGGCCTGGGCCATCCAGACGGCGGCGGTGTGCCTGAAAACGTGCGGGGAGCATTTCACGCCAGATCTGCGAGCTGCGGCCGCAATCGCCCGCTTCACGCTCGCCACCGGCTTCCCGCCATATTCTATCACATGGCCGGTTAGAGCGCCTTTCTTGGCCGCTTCCAGTCTCTCGCGAAGCCGGTTCGTCATACGCACCACGACGCGCCGCTTGTTCGTCTTGTCGCGCCCTGCTGGCATGAAATCGATCGTGCCGTGGGTAAAGTCCACCCGGTCCCATGTCAGGTCCAGAATCGCGCCCATGCGAGCGCCTGTCCCCAGCGCTATTTCGACGAATAGCTGAACGTGCGGCGTCTCGATTGCCGCAAGCAGCCTGTCCGCCTCTTCCCGCGTCAAATAGCGGTCCCGTGGCTTCGACGGTGGCGGGGCCACGATCTGCGGCGCTTCCTTGCCGTAGTGCCACCTGAGACATGCTCGAAGGGCTTCCAGTTCCGTTTTCACGGTAGAGTTGGACTTGCCCTCTCGCTTGCGCTTGGAGGCATAGTCGCGGCAATCCTGTTTCGTGATTGCCATGCCGAGCTTGTAGCCGAACGATGGTTCGATCTGCCGCCACAGGCTTTCCAGTCGAGACTTCGACGCTCCCGACGCGATCCGATCCTGTTTGTAGGGACTCCACAGGTCGCTTACCCGTTCCTGCGCTGGCTTGTTGAGCCGTCGCCAGATTTCACCAGCGATAGCTTCGGCCCTGCCCCGATCATTCGTGCCAGTCGCAATTCGCTTGCGGGGAGTTCCGTAGGCGAGGCTCCATTGCCCTCGGTGCTTGACGAGTCGCCAGTCGGACATTCGATGCGCTGAACCTCATTGGCGGGAATGCGGATCGACTTCCCGAACCGGAAGTAGGGCAATTCCCCGCGTCGGCACATTTGCCTAATCGTCTCCGATGAGCAAGACCAGCGATCCGCCAGGGTCTTTGGCGAAAAAGGTCGCTCAGGCAGGGACGCCCGTTCAGTCACCGCTCTCCCTTTCGGATGGTGGGGGCGAGTTTGGGCGCATCCCTTCGGGACCGGGCTTTCGTGCTTCGCACCGAGCCAGTGTTCCCTGTCTCGGCCCGTTGGGCTTCAATTCCTTGCGCTGTCACGACCACGTGCGATGCTCTTCAGCGACCCATTCCAGGCCGTCGTATTCGTCAATCTTCCACTTCACGTCGGCGGGAATCTCGACAACGCGCAGCTTGGCATATTTGCCGCTCACGGCATCGCCTAATTCCTCTACCGCGGCCACTAGTGCGGGATCGTCACGAGGAATGTCTCGTGGAGACAGGCTTGCTTCGTTGTGAAGCCGGTTGCTTTCTGCGCGCTGCTCCTGCGTCCAATTATACCAATCATCTTGTGAGGGCGGTCGCTGCTCAGGTGGAACGAGCCAGTAGTCAGGATCGCTAATGGCGGCGAACCTGCCCGTAGGCTCTTCGATGTGGAGATTGATGCCTTTGTGCCTCGCGTAGCACTCGACGCCAGCGCGGCTAAGGCCGAACCCGCCGTGGCACCCATTGATGACCACCTTCCGGACATCCGTCATCACGCTCTCCTTGCGATAGCGATGGTCTGTGTCATTGCCCCCTCGTCCGTTCGAGGGCGGCGCTGTTTTTCCACGCTCCGTAAAGACGCGCTCTGCGTTCAGCCTGTGTCGGTGAACTCCAAAATCCGAAGTCCTTGTCGAGCGTCTCCGCAATCGCCTCCCGCAGCTCCGCGATGGTCGTGGCTTGCTGTTCGGCTATTCCATGATGCGCTTCGTGTGCTTTGCGGGCCCGCTCGTTGTGCTTCGCGCCGGCCGTCATGGAACGCCCGTCGAGCATTTGCAGAACCTCGGGGCCGTGATCGACTTGCGGGTGGCCGAAGCAATTGAGCGTCAGAATGTCGGTGTAGGAGGTCGGGCGAGCCGCGATAAACTCGCGAAGGATCGCAACCTCTTGACCTTTCGGCCACGGACCTTTGCGCTCGGGCACCCGTCCCGGCTCGCGCAGGACAAGCCAGAACCCCTCCACAATCTCCCCTGTCGCAGAGGGTGTCGATTGGGGGCGGGTGAGTGCGGCGCGATTGTAGAACACAGTGTCCGCCACGCCGCACGTCTGAATAAACGCAACGCCGTTCGTTGGCACGTCCGCAGGACGCCAAACGCAGCCGCATTCGTGACAAAGATGCGAACGATGCGGAGGATTCGTCCAGTCTGGCGTTGGTGCGTCAACGTGCTGCAAGCCGCACTTCGGGCAAAACAGCACCATATCCACCGGCTTCAGATCAACCGCCCCTGTCTCGCGCGCGGTCATTGTGCGGCCCTCGCGCGGAGAGCGGCGGCGGTTAGGGCGAGCGCGGGAGTCGCGGCCTGTGCATAGTTGCAGCCATCGGTGTTGCCCGCGTAAAAGCAGCGCCGCTCTTCATCCCATGTGTCAATGATATGCTGCTTGTTTGGGCGGCTTACGTTCGCAAACGACCCGCGCTCTTCGACGTCATTCCGAACGAGCCAATCCCACCCCTCCGGCACTAGCTCTATCGCGGCGTCCAGTGAGGCGGTGTAGCGAGGCGCAGTTTGGAGTGACATTCCGCTGCGCTGCACGAGCCAATAGGTTCCGGCCTCACATTCGTCGCTGAGATGCGGCACCCGAAGATGCGCGCGGCACTCTCCCATTGGATTGGGCAGCTCGTATTCAATCGCTACCGCAATCTCCGCATCCAACTCGCGATCCGGCCCCGTCGCCTTCTCGCAGCGCTCCGCAAGTGCAATCAGGCTTTCGTTACGGTCTGTCATGGGTCCGGTCCCGCTGGCGATGGTAGGGGTGGTCATGAGGAGGCTCCTGCGCTCGCGGCCGCCGCCTTTGTTGCCGCACGTTCCGCCGCCCGCGCATCGCAGCGCATGGCTATGCAGATCGCTTCGTCCCATGCTTCGAGCGGCCCT